AACAGAAGGAGACGTCGTGGAAAACACCGTCACAGAGCCAACTGCCGCCGAGACGGTAGAAGCTTCAGCACCAGTGCAGGCAGCGTCAGTCGCTAAGCCTGTCAATTTCATCGCAACTCGTAATCCAATCGTTTCACCAGAAACATTCTTGATGCACAAGGTTGCCGCAATGCGCGGAGATGAGAACTCACGTTCATTCGTCGCAGCTGCAACGGCAACAACAGATTCACCGGGTTTAATCCCAACTCGCCAGCTCCGTGAAGTCGTAAATGGTCTTTCAGATTCAGTGAGAGCTTCAATTGATTCGATCAGTACATCAACCTTGCCTAGTGCTGGAATGGTTTTTCAAATTCCAAAGGTTACAGCTCTTCCAACAGTTACACAGATCGATGAACTTGATCCAATCACTCCAGCAGGTCTTGAAACAGAATTCATCAACGTGGACGTCAAGTCGTTTAAAGGTTCTTCTGTCATGAGTGTTGAGCTTGCAGACAGGTCAGATCCGCTTTACTATTCTGAGTTAATTTCAACTATGAGCCAGCAATACGCTCGTACTACAAATACTTACAACTCAGGAATCATTCTTGCTGGTGCAACAAACACAGCAACAGGAATCGGAAACGACATCACTGCAACTGAACTTCTATCTTGGGTTTCAGCTGGAGCGGTTTCAGTTTATGCAAATACGTTCAAATTTGCTGATGCAATCGTTGTCTCTCCACAAATGTGGGGTCGAATCATGAGCTTCTCAGTGGATGGACGTCCTATTTACAACGCTCTACAACCTCAGAATGCGGCCGGAAATGCGCAGCCTCGCAGCTTGCGTGGTTCAGTCAATGGTCTTGATCTTTGGGTTGATACAGCACTTTCAGGCACAGGTTCAGGATCAATGTATGTCATTAATCGCGATGCGTACACATGGTACGAATCACCACGTCTAGAGCTACGTACGAACTTCATCGAAGATGGATCAATCGGAATTCTTATGTACGGCTATGGAGCAACAGCAAAGAAGATCGGTGCTGGTGCTTACAAGTTCAACGCTAGCTAATAAATCAATCCTCGGTCACGGTCGCTCCCGAACGTGATCGAGCTGTAGAAGGGATCAGAGATGCCAAACATAGTAACTGCCGATGAGCTGCGTACTGTCTTAGGCGTCTCTGAATCTCTCTATTCTGACGTCTATCTAGATTCAGTAATAGATAGCGCGGAACAAACCATTCTGCCTTTGCTAACACAATACCAATCAGCAATCGCAGCAACTCGGATCTATAACAACATTCTCTATGTAGAAACTATTCGGCCTAACTTTTTCGTATCCGGACAGGACGTAGTGATCTCAGGCGTTTCAATGGCGATCGATGATACTTATACGGTCACTGCCTCAGAGATCACTCCGTACCGCTTCACAGCTGATCTTGTTGCAGCTGATCGAATTTTGACTCCAGTGATTCCAGCTGGAAAAGCAACGCTTGAAGGTCACTCAGCCGCCGAACTTTATGCTGGCGTAGCTCCTATTCACTCAGCAATCTTGGTTGTTTCCGTTGAAATCTTTCAGAGCATTACAGCTCCGGGAAACCAGATCATGCAAGATAACTTTACGCCAGCACCATTTGTGCTTGGTCGTTCACTTCAGAATCGCGTTGTTGGGCTGCTAGGGCCATTCATCGACGTTGAAACGATGGCTCAATGAGTATCGAATCAGTTATTCGAACACCGTTGCAAACAGCTCTTTCAGACATTGCAGCGAATGTGTATAACGGAATTCCAGAGACATTGATTTGTCCGGCAATCTGTCTTGTTCCAGATGCACCGTATTTGGAAAGCGTTTTGATCAATGGATCTACAACGAAAGTCAAGATCAACATGACTGTTACTGGCGTCGTTGGATACACGACAAATTCAGGAGCTTTGAACAATCTTGAAGAATTGATGATCAACATCATCACCGCAATGCCAAACGGCTACGTCGTGGGCAATGTAAATCAACCTCAACCTTTGGAAGTCGGCGCAGGAAAATTCTTGACAGCTGATTTGCAAGTCTCAACGTACTACACCGACTAAGGAGAAAAAATGCCAACACAAATCATCACTGGCAGAGACATCGCGTTCACAATTGACGGTGAAACGTTCGATGCGCAAGCAACATCAGCGACTCTGACCATTGCTTCAACAATCAATACTTATCAGACACTTGATGGTAAGGCGTATTACACTACGGATTCGCAGGGAACATTTAACGTCGAAATGCTTCAGGATTTTGGCAAAGCTGGATCTCTTTGTGAAGCTCTATGGAACGCAGCTTCATCTGCTCCAAACACACCACTTTCAGCAACTTTGACAGTCGATGGCGTTTTGTATCTATTTGACGTGCAGCCAATTTTTCCAGATTTGGGTGGTACTGCACCAGACGCATTGACAGCGTCTCTTTCATTCACTTGCGTAACAACTCCAGTTCTGGACTAAGCGAAAGGTATCGGGAGCATGAAACTACAAATAACAATTGAATACCAAAGCGGCAACGCTGAGACTTATACAGCTCAACCGCCAGAATTTGCGAAATGGGAAAACAAAACAGGGTTCATTGTTTCGCAGATGCAAGACAAGATTGGAATTTCTGATCTTCTATTCTTGGCGTATCACGCAATGAAACGTCAATCTGGCGGCAAGCCTGTAAAGCCTTTTGACGTTTGGTGCGACACAGTGACCGAAGTAAAAGTCGGTGACGAAGAAAGCCCAAAAGATACGCCGTCGGAAGTATAAATCGAATTCTTTGGGAGTTATCTCTGGCAACAGGATTACCCAGATCGGAATTTGAAACAGCGGAAGACGTACTTACAGCAATCGAGATTCTGGAGAGTAAAAATGGCAACTGAGCCGATCGCCTACGACAAGGGCGATTTGCGTGGCGTCATTCGTGCCTTCAAAGCAATGGATGAGGCTGCTACCGATCAAGCTAAAGCCGTGAGCAATGGTCTGGCAACTTACGTTCAAAGCAAGATCATTGGTACTGCCGGAAATGCTAACAATCAAGCTGCATCACGGATCGCACAAGGATCACGCGTTTCAAAGTCATCAAAGGTCGGTGAATTGTCATTTGGTTTCGTAAGCCAAAAGTTTTCGGGTGGCGGTACAACTCAGCAACTTTGGGGCGGTTACGAATTTGGCTCCAATAAATTCAAGCAATTCCCAGTCTGGTCTGGTCGCGAAGGTCGTGGATCGCGTGGATGGTTTATCTATCCGACGCTTCGAGCCGAACAACCTCACATCATTGCTGAATGGGAAACTGCATTCGATAAGATTTTGAAGGAGTGGTGATGGCTGGTTCAAGTAGAACTCTTAAACTCTCAATTCTTGCTGACGTCGATCAGCTCAATAAATCACTTAAAGCTGCAAATTCTGACGTTGAAGATTCATCAAGCAAAATGCTGGAATTCGGCAAAAAAGCCGGATTGGCTTTTGCTGCCGCAGCTGCCGCAGCTGGCGCGTACGCAATCAAGATTGGTGTTGATGGAGTAAAGGCTGCCATTGAAGATGAGCAATCTCAATCAAAATTATTTAATACTCTTCAGAACGTAACAAAAGCAACTGATGAACAGCTTGCATCGGTTGAAAAACAAATCTTAAAAATGTCGTTGGCCTCTGGCGTAGCTGATGATCAATTACGTCCAGCACTCTCCCGTCTTGCAATTTCAACTGGCGACATCACCAAAGCGCAGGATCTTTTATCCGTTGCGCTGGACGTTTCCACTGCTACCGGAAAGCCGCTGGAAATTGTCGCGAACGCCATTGGAAAGGCTTACGACGGCAACACGGCAGCTCTTGGCAAGCTTGGGGTTGGACTTTCATCAGCCGAATTAAAAACAATGGATTTCACTCAAGTCCAACAAAGGCTCAGTGATTTATTTGGCGGCGCAGCTGCGGCCAATGCAGAGACATTTGCCGGACGCATGGAGATCCTGAAGGTTACGATCAACGAAGCCAAAGAAGGTATTGGATACGCCCTTCTTCCAATCTTGGAAAAACTTGTTGGTTATTTCACGGAATACGTTGTTCCGATCGTTGAAAAACTATCAAATGCTTTCAGCAACAAAGAAGGCGGATTGACTTCGTACATCACTACTTTGGGACAGACAATCAGCAATGTGTTCACTCCCATTTGGAATGGACTTGTAAAAGCCTTTGGGTACGTTAAAAACGCCATTGGCGAAAACATTGATACTTTCAAGACTTTCGGTGTGCTCATCGCAACTTACGTTGCTCCAGTCATCGGAACAGTTCTGGGCGGTGCTTTACAGGTTGCAGGAGCAATTGCAGGCGGTGTCATCGACGTCATTGCTGGTGTAGTCAAAATTCTCAACGGATTGATTTCCGGTGCTGTCGCTGGCATCAATGCTCTGATTTCGGTTTATAACTCAATCCCATTTCTTCCAAATGTCAGCAAAATTTCGGCTCCAAACGTCACTGTTCCAAGTGTTTCACTACCCAAATCAGTAACCCCATCAGTGCCATCTGTGCCAACAATTTCCGTTCCAACTATTTCGCCAACAACATCAAGCACAGCTTCAATAGCCGCGGCGGCTTCAACAACGGCAACGGCTTCATCGGCAACTAACGTTGTGTCGGGCAATTTCAATGCTGGAACCTTTAGAGCTGCCGAAGCTGCATCATCTGGAACCGTTATCAATTTGACGGTGACTGGAGCATTTGATTCAGAAGGTACAGCACGAACAATTGTAGAGACTTTGAACAATTCTTACTATCGCGGCGGTGGCGGCGGTGCGAACTCATTGGTTGCGGTATGACGCTTTGGAATCCAATCTGGACAGTCACGATCGGCGGTACTGAATACACATCCGCAATCTTGGCCAATTTGACCATCACTTCTGGTCGTGTAAACATTTATGAGCAAGCAAATGCCGGATACATTTCAATTCAGATTATCAATCTAGATCAATCAGCAGTACCGATTTCGATCAATGATTCGATCACGGTACAGCTCCAAGATTCAACTTCAACAATGGTTCCGATTTTTGGCGGATCTGTCGTGGACGTTTCAATCGCGGTTGCTGAAATCGGCAGCGTTGGATTTAGCCAAAAGATCACTGTTGTCGCTTTAGGAGCTTTAGCCAGACTTCCAAAAGCCTTAACTAACGGAGTATTGGCAAAAGCCTATGATGGAACTCAAATCTATAACATACTTAAAGGCGTTTTATTCGACTCATGGCAAGAAGTGCCGGCGGCTCTTACTTGGGCGACCTACTCTCCCACTACTACTTGGGCAAACGCTCAAAATTCCGGACTTGGAGAAATTGATCGCC